AGCAAGGACCCAATTACTCCTGGGTTCACACCGATGATGTCATGCTTGTTGCCCTCAAACAGATTGCTGGACCCACCCGCACCTGCCATAAAATACGATCTTTGCAGGAGTTGGCGGATTGCCGTATCATTTGCCAGAAGTTTGAGTACTTCCGAATTGCACATAGCAACATTGACCTGACCGCCACAATCGTTGCGGATCTTCAATTTGCCGTCCTGGATGTCGTTGATGATATTTTTCGAAGCACCATCACTCCAGTTGTAGGCCGATGCTAGTGTGACGTTGTGATCGGTAGGAATCCCGTAATCGATGGTCACACGATACCCACCTTTCACATGGTATGTAAACCCATTGTTAAACAGCATTTGGGTAAACATCCACTCCTTCCTTCGATCGGAACGCCAGGATAAGGAAGCAAGCTCCTTTGCCAATGTTCCTTCAGCGTCCTGGTACTCTGCTGTCGTTCCAGGTTTGCGAAGATTGTTGAGAAACTCCTCATCGAAAGGCATTTTCTCCTTCCAATAAGCGGCCTCTGCATAATGCTCGGCGATCCCGTGTGGGGAAGTCACCTGTGCAGGGGCTCCAGGCGGAACAAACGGAGTCATCCCGCGGCCTCCTCTTTGGCTCTCCCATTTGATTGTGCTTGAAAGAGCGTTGGATGAGGGGAATAGGTTCATAAGAAAAAACTTCGGGGCGTTCATGAATGTCTTCATGACTTCCTGAAGGACCTCTAGTCGTAATGCTGGTATATCAGATGCACCTCTTGGCATAGAGTCTCACCTCCTTCCTATCTAATCATTAAGTACTGCCCAAAACTGGTCGCTGAAAGATCAGTTATGGCAGCCGCGTCTTTATTGGTCAACATGCCCTCATAGAGGACACAGTTGCCCCAAATCATGGTTGCGAGCGCACCTTTGGCATTGATGCCGACACCAGTATCAACAGATTTTTCCAAAATTCCAACACAGTCGGAATGATAGTTAGCTGCTGTACCAGCTTCAACACAAGCATAAGCGTCTAGTGCGGTCGTAAAAGCAGTGCCACCAATATTGGTAGTGGCCGTAATCTTTGCCCTTTGGCGTTCTGATGTACGGTCGATTGCGGTGATGGCACCAAGATTCTCCACAGTGCGTGTCCGGTCTTTGATGATGAGGTCGTCACCCACATTGAACTTGTACGAATCGTCCATTGTGACGTAAACGTCCGGGGTGGTGGTGTGTGTGCTAGCAACAAGATACGCACGACCGGGGTGGGTTTCAGCACCTGTAAAAAGGGTGGGATTGTAAGGCAAAATCAGCCCAGCCTTCCCAGCTGCCGAAAGGTTTTTGGCGAGCATGGATCCTTGTTCAATCCATCCATAGCCAGCCATTAGAGTAACTGGCACCTTCAGAGCAGCCTGAGGATCAGAATAATATAGGCGCTTATAATCGGTCTGCACACCATGAACAACCTGTGGAATGTCTAACGAAAATCTTGATCGAGTTGGCATAAAGTTTCACCTCCTTCATTGTTAAAATTTAAATCTTGTTAATCCGATGGTATGGAAAACTAATCTTTTTTGACTTTCAGGCCTGACCTTTCTACGAGCCGGGCAGCAACCGATTTGTTTTCCTCCATCTTGGCGTTTTCTTTGGAACTTTGGCTGTCAACTTCTTTGTCGGAGAACCCAGACCCGATAGCTGTCTGAGTAACACCCTTGTCCTCCCAGTCTTTGATCTCGGCAGTAACAGCCTCAGCAAAACCATCTCTGTCAAACTTATCATCCTTGACAAATTTGGAATACTGAATCATACCGCTGACTTTCTCATGCAGATGAATGGGAATGTTACTATCTGCAAGCTGCCTGGACCAGATCGAATCGGCCGTAGACTTGAATTCATTTTCACGCCGAATGACATCATTTTTTTCCAATGCCACTACCCTGTCAGCCATCGTTGCGTTCTTGGCTTCCTCGGCAGTGAGCTTGGTCTGTAGTGCGTCACGTTCGGCAGTGAGCTTGGTTTCAACTGCTCCGACGGCTTCCTCCAAAAGCTCCTTGATCAAATCAGAGTGCTTTTCCATCAACTCTTCTTTAGTCATTACTTTTGTCACCTCCTTTTCTTGTTTAGTGTTCCCTGCTTTTGCAGGTGTCTTGCTTTCCAGGTAGTCAACGTCCTCTGTCTCCTCCCTTGAGAAAGCCGAGGCTTTGGTATTCGAATCCCAACCGAATACGCAAACCGACATCTCTTTAAACTCACATGCACGCCAGATTGATCCTGGTCCTTTCATTGTGAATCCATTTACTTTGGCAGTTGCACCATCTTCCAAACGCTCAACATTACTGGGTTTGGCATAGATGCTTGATTGGTAGGGGAAACCCTCGGCTGAGAGTTTCTGGAATTCTTTGCTTTCTTCTGTGCTGAGGAATTTAGCGTTCTCGGGAGCCATCAACTTTCCATCCTCAACTATTGGTTTGCCGATGACTGCAATCTTCCTGCTTGTGTCATGATTTTCAAGGACTGGGAACTTGCTTTGCTTGAACTGAATACCATCGAGGTCGATTGCAAGATTGTCCCAATACCAATGATCTTTGATGATTCCACCTGCGTATGCCACCATCTTCAACTTGGGAACTTGCTTCTCGTCACCTTCGGCAAACTCCACATGGGCATGACAACCATGATCAACAAAACGAAGTGCACCTTTTGGTACTTTTACATTGGTCTCCTCATTCATGATAAATCCCTTTCTTTGCAAATGTTGAAGTTGTTTGTTATGCTCCTCGGAGTGTATCACAATGAACCACCCCTTGTCAATCATTTCCTATTATCATCGATAACGCTACAAGTATATCGTCATCGTCCTTCTTTATTGCCTTCGTTCTGGAGTAAAAATCTATGCTAATATCAAACCTAATTCGGAAATGCCTGGCTGCTTCCTTATCAACTTGAACCGTAACTGGGTTGAATGTGTGTTCTGAGCTTACAGATAAACTACACCTTTTCTCTCCCTCCACGCTAACTGTCTCAACTTTGGGAGTGAACTCCATCTTATAGACCCAAAACCAGACAACCTTCTTCTCCTTTTTCTTCTTCTTCTTTTTCTTGGTGGTGAGTCTTCTTTTAAGTCTCTTCCACACACCTGAAGCACCACCCACCCCGGCAAACACTGGCAATGGTACTTCTGGGATTATTGTCGTAGAAGCAGTTGTAGTGACTGCGGTAGTGGTGGTGATCACCGTTGATACAGTTGAAGCAGTGCTTGCGGTACTGGCAGTGCTACTTGTGCTTGATGTTGTGGATATGGTGCTTATAGTGCTTGCCGTACTCGAAGTGCTAGACGTGGTGCTGATTGTACTTATGGTGCTGCTTGTACTGCTGGTGCTGGTTGAGGTTGATGTTGTGGTGCTTATGGTAGAAGCAGTGGTACTGGAACTGCTTGTGCTTGACGATGTGGTGGTACTCAGTGTGCTGGCTGTGCTGCTGGTACTACTTGTACTCGATGAAGTTGTGGTACTTAGGGTGCTGGCTGTGCTGCTGGTACTTGAAGTAGTGGTCGTGCTATGAGTGGTATCACCAGGAGAAGTCGATGATGTGGTACTGATGGTACTGCTTGTGCTTGACGATGTGGTGGTACTCAGTGTGCTAGCTGTACTGCTTGTGCTGGAACTGGTCGAGGTTGTGGTGCTTAAGGTAGAAGCAGTGGAGCTGGTGCTTGAACTTGTGGACGTTGTGGTACTCAAGGTACTGGCTGTGCTGCTTGTGCTGGATGAGCTTGAACTGGTCGAAGTTGTGGTGCTTAGAGTGCTGGCTGTGCTGCTTGTGCTGGAACTGGTTGATGTAGTTGTGCTAATTGTGCTGGCTGTGCTACTCGTAGAGCTACTGGTCGAAGTTGTGGTGCTTAAGGTACTGGCTGTACTAGACGTACTTGAACTGGTTGATGTCGTTGTACTCAGGGTACTGGCTGTACTGCTGGTGCTGGATGAGCTTGAACTGGTCGAAGTTGTGGTGCTCAGGGTACTGGCTGTACTGCTTGTGGAACTGCTGGTCGAAGTTGTGGTGCTTATGGTACTGGCAGTTGAGCTGGTACTGGATGAGCTTGAACTGGTTGAGGTTGTGGTGCTCAGGGTACTAGCTGTACTGCTGGTGCTGGAACTGGTCGAAGTTGTGGTGCTTAGGGTACTGGCTGTGCTACTAGTGCTTGAACTTGTGGACGTTGTGGTGCTTAAGGTACTGGCTGTACTGCTGGTGCTGGATGAGCTTGAACTGGTTGACGTAGTAGTGCTTATGGTAGAAGCAGTAGAACTGGTGCTGGTGCTGGTTGAGGTTGTAGTGGTACTGGTAGTCGTAGTCTGACCAGGTTCAGTTGATGTGGTGGTGCTTAGGGTGCTACTCGTACTCGATGAACTGGTAGTGCTTAAAGTGCTGGATGTACTGCTGGAACTGGAGCTGGTCGAAGATGTGGTGCTTATGGTACTGGATGTACTGCTGGAACTGGAGCTGGTTGATGTAGTTGTGCTTAAGGTACTGGCTGTGCTACTGGTACTTGAACTTGTGGACGTTGTGGTACTCAAGGTACTGGCTGTGCTGCTTGTACTGCTGGAACTGGAACTGGTTGAAGTTGTGGTGCTTAAGGTACTGGCAGTGGAGCTTGTGCTTGAACTGGTCGAGGTTGTGGTGCTTAAGGTAGAAGCAGTGGAGCTGGTGCTTGAAGTACTTGAACTTGTGGAAGTTGTGGTACTTATGGTACTGGCTGTACTGGACGTACTTGAACTGGTTGAAGTTGTGGTGCTTATGGTACTGGCTGTGCTACTCGTAGAGCTACTGGTTGAAGTTGTGGTGCTCAGTGTACTGAT